CTCTACGGGGGCCGAGAGCACAGAGACAGCGACCCTGACTCACGAGGTGTTCAATGATCTTGAGGCAATACGATCGTTTATGGCCAATTACGATTACGGAGAAGGATGATGCCAGCAGTCACACGAATCGGCGATGCAGAACTTCCACACTGTTCGGGGATGGTCCGAGCACAGGGTTCGGGTAACGTTTTTGTGAACAGCATTGCAGTAAGCCGGGAGAACGACAAAAATACCGTGCACTTATTGCCCGGAAATCCATGTCCTGCTCACTCTACAGTGATATCAAAGGGATCTTCAACTGTACTTGTGAATGGTAGAGGGGTTGGAAGAGTTTTTGATCCAACTTGTACGATGGTAGCCGCGGGTTCATCTAACGTATTTGCAGGTGGATAGGAGAAATGGCTGATATTTTTGATACACTCTGCGGCGAATCCGGTGTCGTTAATCAGATCAACGAGGCACAGGACGAGATCCGTCAGGTCGTTACCGCGGGTAAGAACGCGATCAACGACGTCAAGCGATTTGCAAACGATATCGAGAATCTGCAGGATGCGATCGAAAATCAACCGGGTGTCGTGACGCGTCGACTGCAGGAGGATATCAAGAATCTTCTGACCGAGGAGGCACTGCGTAATCCTGGTGGTACGATAGCACAGCTTCTTGAGATCCGTGCTGCGTATCAGGCAGCTGGTCCTGCGATCGAACGCATCATTGAAAACGTCGAGCAGTTCATCAAGGATCCTCTGAACACACCGCTGAATCTGTGTGAGGACATACCCAACGTCGTAAAGGTTGGTGAGGAGGTTTTTGAACTTGCTCAGCCGTCCGTCGTACCTGATAAACCACCCGAGCGCGAAGAGAAGGACAACTTCACTAAGAACATCGGTCTATCTGACTTCCAGATTATACCGCGGTTTCCAACCAAATCAATCTCTGGTGCGGTCGAAGCGGCTGGTCGGTATTCTGGTCCACTTGCTCCGGGTGCGGCAAACGAAGCGGCTATTGACCAGTAAGTGTTATAAATAAACCTATGGCAACCTCAAATATAGTCGCAAGAGAACGAACCTACACGGACATTGATTTTGCGCTTCGTGCAAATCCCGTGACGGGTGATGTTGCTCTGAAACGAGAAGATCAGGCTGTCAAACAGTCTGTCCTGAATATTCTACTTACAAAACGAGGTGAGCGGCCATTTGATCCACTGTTTGGTACAAATATTACCGCTCAGCTATTCGAGAATTTTGATCCTATCGTCGAGACACTTCTTGATGATCAGATCCGAACATCACTTAAAAACTATGAGCCGCGAGTCGAGGTACTCAGCGTGAATGTAAATTCATCGCCGGATCGTAACGCGCTCGACGTATCGGTATCGGTCGAAATACAATCGCCCGAACGTCCGACCACAACAGTTGATTTTTCAGTAGAGAGACTGAGATGACAGATACCAAAAGACTTAATGTAGCGGATATGGATTTTGATTCTATTCGTGATAACCTAAAGGATTATCTTCGGTCGCAGGATACTCTGCAGGACTATGATTTTGAGGGATCTGCGATTGCGTCAATTATTGATATTTTGGCATACGCGACTCACTATAACGCTATTAATGCAAATATTGGTCTCAATGAGACATTTCTTGACACCGCACAGTTTCGTGGATCTGTCGTAGGCCGAGCACGTGAAAAAAGTTATACTCCAAGATCGGTACGATCTCCGATTGCTTTTCTTGATATTGTGGTGAACGAGGCAAGCAACGGCCAGCTTTTGCGTATTCCTCGTGGTCATCGATTTAAGACAAAAATCAATAATATATCTTATACGTTCATTGCGACCGACGACTTCACGACAACCGACACTACCTTCACGAATGTAAGAGTTGCTCAGGCGCGGCTTCGTACTGCTGAGTATGTATTTGATAAAGCCTCGGCTGAGAAGTTTTTGATTCCTGACGAGAATGTAGACACAACAACAATTCGAGTCGAGGTATTTGATTCGGCGGAATCTACCAGTAGCCAAATTTTTTCACCAATTAAGACACTCACGGATATTGATTCAAATACCAACGGATATTTTCTTGACGAGAATCCAGACGGTTTGTTTGAAATCTCGTTCGGCGATGGAACAATCGGAACCGCTCTTGAGAACGGTAACCTCATTCGCATCGAGTACGGCACGACCGAGAAGACCGCGGCCAACGGCGCTCGTGTATTCACGATGGTTGATCCAATCAACTCCTTCACGAACGTCTCGATTACGACCGCACAGCCCGCAAGAGGTGGCGCCGAGCGCGAGTCCATTGACTCGATTAAGAGAAACGCACCTCTGACCTTCGCGTCTCAGAATCGAGCCGTGACACCGCAGGATTTCGAGGCAATCATTCGAGAGAACTTTACGAACCTCGATTCGGTAAAGGCATGGGGCGGAGAGAGCAACGATCCACCCGTGTACGGAAAGGTCTTTATCTCGGTGAAACCACAGAACTCAGAGATTCTCTCGAATCAGGAAAAGACACTAATCCTCGAGGACATCATCGGACCCAAGTCCGTGGTCACCATTACACCAGAGATCATCGATGCCGAGTTTACCTACGTCGGACTCGAGGTATTCTTTAAGTACGACTCATCGAGCACGTCACTCACCCAAAAGGAACTTGAGAGTACGGTCGTCGACGCGATTGCAAACTTTAATGACGATAACCTAAATCAGTTCTCGCGAGTCTTTCGGCACTCGTCACTTCTCTCCGTTGTTGATGATACATCGGATTCGATTCTTAACTCGACCGCTCGTGTATACGTCAAGAAGAGATTTGTTCCGACTCTCGAGGTTCCCACCAGATACACGCTTAATTTCTCGAGTCGTCTGTACGAAACGGATTCAAGAGAGAGTATCATCACGTCATCGACCACCTTTACGGTCGAGGGTAGAAGCTGTCGCTTCAAGGATGTACTAACCGAGGACAACGAGCGAATCGTTCAGATCGTCTCGGGCGATGGCGTCAACGAGGTCGTTGTCAATAAGAACGCTGGGCGAATCGAGGGTCCAAGAATCATCATCGAGGACTTCGCACCCTCCAGCTTCCAGGGTGGTTATATCGAGATCGAAGCACTTCCGAACTCAAACGATATAGCTCCTACGCTGAACAACATCATCACGATCGATCTTGATGATCTTGCCGTACTTGGTGAGGTTGACAGTATCGTCGCCGGTCAGGACTTCTCAGGCACAAGCTATAATACGACACCGCGTCATGCGTAACGATCTATCGCCACACGTATCTGCACTGCTAGAGCAGTTTGTTCCGGATCACATTCGGTCGAACTATCCGCAGTTCATAGACTTTGTTCAGGCGTACTTCGATTACCTTGAGCAGTCCAACTCGAGTGCATACTATCAGAACACACTGCCACAGCAGCGTGACATTCGTACTCAGGAGGATGAGTTCCTTCGTCGAATACAAAAAGAGATCGGTCTATTCGTCCCGCAGAGTTATGCGGTCGAGCCTCGTCTATTCTATGACAGGATATCCGATCTATGGAGGGCAAAGGGATCCGAGGAGGCCATCAAGACCTTTTTTCTCCTCTTTCTCGACGATGTCGTAGAGATCTACTATCCGTGGGAGCAAGTCCTGAAGCCTTCGGACGGTCGCTGGATTGTCGAGGACAAGCTTCGTGTATCAATAATCTCGGGTGATCCGAACGACTTCGCCGGCAAGACAGTTCGGCAGATCGGATCGGACGCTCAGGCAAGGGTAGATCGAGTCGAGCGAAGGGTCTACTCGGACGGTATCATCCACGAGCTTACTCTGGTCCAGGGAACCCAGGTCGAGAAGTTCGACCCGCAGGAGAGAATTGTTGCGGACACCGGACTCGAGGCTGAGATCTATAAGTCGGTCTCTGGACTCACTGTCACGAGTTCCGGTAGTGGCTACTCTCGAGGTGATCGTGTCGAGGTCAATGGATTTGAGGGCTTTACGTTTACGGCCTTTGTATCCGGTGTCGACGACGACGGAGGTATCACAGACGTTCGGTTCTCGAACTACGGTGCGGGTAACACGCCACTTCACGTCAGGGACTCGAACACGGATGATCTCTACTACTTCGAGGACTTTCTGCTGTATCGATACTCGGACAACACCCAGGTCGGTCCATCGACCGTCGAGTATAAGATCGATACCGACTCCGGATCGGGCGCAGACTTTGATCTGAACTTCGGAGCCGTTGTTACCACTCCGGGTGAGTATGACGGTGTGAAGGGTCAGCTCTCCGAGTCGATCGTTCTTCAGGACTCCGAGTTCTATCAAAAGTTCTCGTATGAGGTCTCGACGAACTACTCGACGCGACTCTGGATCGACGCACTCAAGCGAACCGTTCATCCGGGCGGCACCGCCGTCTTCGGCAACGTTCGTATCTTTGAGGAACTGAGCAACAAGGTCCAGAGTTCGGTAATATATACAGCAATAACGACACCGTCAGAGTACCAGCTCCTTGAGCGGCCGCGGTTCGTATCGAATCCTCTTGCGTTCTCGCAGGACTACACCATTCCGGATCAGGTGTTCTTTGCCGAGGCCTACGTGGGTGAGGAGTACTTTAACGAGCCGTTTGTCGTGACGACCGAAACCAGCACAGAATCACTCACCGACGAAGTGTTTGTGACACAGGACTAAGAGATATGCCGTCAAGTCTTTCAACAAAGTTTGCCTTTCGTAATGCTCGTGATCTTGTCCGAGCGGTACAGGACGAGGAATCGAGCTTCTACGTCTTCTACGGTCGAACCGTACCATGGGATGACGAACAGAATCCTCCGGTTCCCGACAATACTCTCGACACCGAGTACGCGGCATGGCACGATATGACCGCGCTCAAGAAGGTCGACTTTCAGGACGTTCGTCTAGGATTCAAGCGAGTTGACTGGGAGTCTGGCACGGTGTTCGACGAGTATCGCGACGACGTCGATCTGACGGACAAGAACTTCTATGTGTATACCGACGAAAATAAAGTATACAAGTGCATCTCAAATAACAACGGTGCCACTTCGACTGTCAAGCCGACTCATACGACAAACAGCATTACTCCTGAGACCGATGGATATAAGTGGAAGTACATGTTCACGCTGACGGACTCATTGCTTCGTAAGTTCTTTGTCCCCGGATTCCTTCCGATCTTTGAGGACGATGTGGTTGTGAACAACGCGACCGTCGGTTCGATCGAGAACATTCGTGTGGTCTCTGGTGGATCGGGATACACCGCCGATTCGAGCGTTCCGGTATTCGTTGGAGGTGACGGTGACGAGAACGCAAGTGCCGAGGTCACGATCTCCGTTGATGCTGGTACCGTAATCGGTGCGACGGTCTCTTCCGGTGGATCGGACTACCCGTATGCTCCCGAGAGTAACATCCCGGTTGCGATTCGTCAGATCCGATCGAACGGCGCGGTACAGACGGCGTACGGACTCGCCGACACGAATCCGGACGGTGAGATATCATCGGTCACTCCGGTCCTTGGTGGATCGGGTTACACGTCAGGCACGGCGTTTGTCGTTCAGTCATCCGCACAGGGTCTTGCCGAGACGGACTCAAGCGGTGAGATTACGGCGGGATCAATCGTCACGGTGCGATCGGGTAAGGGGTTCCGAAAGGCCCATGCCGTCCCGGTCGGAACATCGACTACAGAGGCCGAGCTTAGACCGACGATCTCTCCCTTTGACGGACACGGTGCGGACCCGGCACGTGAGCTTCTGGCTCGATACGCACTGATCAATCTACGATTTGCGTACGATGAGGGTGAAGGTGACTTTACGACGGCCAACGACTTTCGTCGAATCGGTCTTATTCAGGAGCCTTTTGAGTACGGATCGTTCTCAGACTTTGCGATTGCACAGACACTCGACGCGAAGTACAGACTCACCCTTGACGAGGACAATGTAGGATTCTCGGAGGACGACACGATTGCTGGACAAACTTCCGGTGCCATCGGTGTTCAGGTCGACGTCTACGAGGACAACATCCTTCGTGTTATTCGCGACGATGGAATATCGAACGCACTTGACTTTGAGGTTGGCGAGGTAATCAAGGGACTCGATTCAGGAGCGACCGCAACGATCACAAACATCGATCCACCCGAGGTGGAACCCTATTCAGGTGATATTTTGTTTATAAATAACCGTGAGTCCATTGATCGTCGTAACGATCAGATCGAATCAATTACATTAGTGATGGAGTACTAACAGAGGAATTCCATGGCAGACTTTAATACCGCCCCCTATTTTGATGATTTTGATGAGGCCAAAAAGTTCCTCAAGGTTCTTTTCCGTCCGGGATACGCCGTACAGACTCGTGAGCTGAATCAGGCGCAAACGATTCTGTCCGATCAGATCTCTAAGTTTGGTCAGCACATCTTTAAGGAAGGCTCGGTTGTTATTCCGGGTGAACTGTCGGTCATTCGGCGACCGTACATCAAGGTAGACCCGACAATTCGGCGCATCGATACCGTTAATGGGACCGAGCAGTCACCTGTAGATATTTCTGCCGGTACCGATACCGAGGCCGCGGCACAGGAAATCCTTGGAAAAGAACTTACCGGTTTTGGTGCCCCGGGATCTGACCCATCGACTCATGGTATCAAGGCAATCGCTCAGTTACACCAAAGCCGTGATACCGATAACTCGATCCCACAAGGGTTTATCGTTGAGTATACGACATCCGGTAATGACAGCGAGCAGAACGTATTTGCTCCACAGGAACAGGTCCGTGCGCGTATTTCTGAGACCGATCCCGACAACTTTGTTGAGTATGAACTCACACTTCTTCCCGGAATCGACGAACCGACTGGTCTAGGTTCTACGGCCGAGCTACAGCGCGGCATTTACTTTCTTCAGGGATTCTTTGTTCTGGTCGACGACGACGCGATCATCGTCGATGCATTCTCTACCTCGACTCCGGCATCCATCGGTTTTCAGATCAGTGACAATCTCGTCACTCCGGAACAGGACCCAACACTCAACGATAACGCCGCCGGGACGTTTAACTTTGCAGCCCCCGGTGCGCATCGGTACCAGATCCAGCCGACACTAACTCGAAAGATTCTGACGATCACGACCGATGCCGATGGTGACGAGGTCGTCGAGCCGATCAATGACCCTAATTACATTGAAGTCACACAGATCGAGAACGGTGTCGAACAGGAACACGTCGTCCGAGCGAGTTACTCAGAGCTTGAGACCGCACTGGCTCGCCGTACGTTCGATGAGTCGGGTAACTACTCGGTCCGCCCATTCCGTGTTCAGGTCAAGGAAAAACGATCTAATAATCGCGGTGCATGGACCGAGGGCCGTGATTACCTGCAAGGTGACATCGTTAGTGATGGCGGCAACTTCTACGTTGCACAAAGATCCGGTACGGCAGGACCGAATTCACCATCATCTGTAATCGGTACAGACGTGGCCAATGCACCTGACGGCTCATTGAGTTCTAACGTGGTCTGGTCGTATGAACCGGACCCCGAGTTCAACGGAGGCGATGTTGCCGATCTTGATCAGTCACAGAGCGAGGCCGAGGCACAGGAAGGACAACTGACCGTTATCGTCGAGCCGGGTAAGGCGTATGTTCGAGGCCATGAGGTCGAGAAGATCTCTCCTGCTCGTATCGATATCGAAAAGGCTCGGTCATCGGATATCGTTGAAAATGACTCGCTCGGATCACGGCTCGGCAATTACGTTCGTGTATCAAGAATCAGTGGCATTCCGGATATTCAGAATCTGGCAACCGTCGATCTTCGAAACGTGGTCGCGGCAGATAACGGATCTGGTTCAACTGTCGGTACGGCACGTGTTCGCGGTGTCGAGCAGGTAGGGTCCGAGTACTTTGTATATCTCTTTGACGTTAAACTCAACTCCGATACTATTCAATTCAATCGCGACGTTAAACAGATTCGCAATTCGGACTTTAATGCCGATGTTGCCAATGTAAATCAATCAGACAATCAGGGTTCCGTAACCTCGTCGGGTACGACGGTCACCGGTAACGGTACTCGATTCGCTGCCGCACTTAGAGTCAACGATTACATTCAGGTCGATGAAGAGTTATATCGAGTCACGGCCGTCAACTCCGACCGAGAGATCGAGGTCGGAACAGCACCGAGTCCGGCATTTGACGGTGGCGCGTACCGTATCGTGCGTACACGGATCAATGATCCACGCGATCAGCTCACGATCTATCCGATGTTCTACGACGCGATCAAGACCGTCAAGGACGAACAGGACGTGTCCGAGGTTGAGTATACGGTCGTACAGAAGTTTGCGAACGTAACATCGACGAGCGGTGTACTTACAATCTCTCGTACATCCGCAACCAACTCGGGTGGTTCGGGTATCGGTACTCGCTTTTCGACATCCGTGTTACCGCAAGAGATTCTGGTCACACAGAGTTCAAGTGATATCACGCCACTCGACGGCAATCCGGCAACTCTCGGAACCGTGACGACCGACTCGATTACGGTCAACGGTCTACCCGATGGAACGTACACGATCTTTGCTCCGGTCATCAAGGAAGATGCACAGCGCTCGAAGGAAAAGACCAAGACACTTGAGACCGAGCAGTTTGACATTACAGATTTGAACGATCTGAAGAATCGAAGAGTACAACTCAACAAGGCCGACGTTCTTCGCGTGGTCCGAATCTCGATGTCATCGGCAGCGAGTGGGTCGACCTATGACCCGACCGGTGAGATCGACATCACTGAGTGGTATGACCTCGACGATGGACAACGTGATACCCACTACGCGCTTGCCTCATTAGTACGTAAGCCTGAATTCGCGGCACCGACTGGTTTTATCCGAGTCGATTTTGAATACTTCTCCCACGGATCAACGGGTGATTATTTCTCGATCGACTCGTACTCGATTCCCGATGAAGATATCCCAGTCTATGAAACAGACATCGGTGTAATTCCACTGAGGAATGCACTCGACTTTCGACCTGTCATCAATGACGCGGGTACTTCGTTCTCTGGTAGTGGTGGTTCGATCTCCCTGCCACCGAAGCCGGGGACCGAACTTACGGCGACGTATCAGTACTACAAGGGTCGGCGTGATCGGATTGCAATCAATGATTCGGGCGACGTGGTCGATGCAAAGGGTACACCTTCACTGTCGCCGACATTACCCGAGCCGGTCAAGAACACGATGGACGTGGTCACTCTTGAGATCCCACCGTTCACGTTCTCGCCCGACGACGTTGCAGTCGAGAAGGTAGACAATCGCCGGTACACGATGCGCGATATCGGGGATCTTGAGCGTCGGATCGATCGCCTTGAGTATTACACGTCACTCAACTTCCTTGAGCAAAAAGCCTCGTCGATCGAGATTCCAGACTCTGATGATCCTCGGTTCAATCGGTTCAAGAACGGCTTTATTGTTGATAACTTTGCCGGACACTCGACCGGTGATACCAAGGCGGCCGACTATCGTGCGGCCATTGACATGGAGTCACAGGAGCTTCGTCCGACGGTGTATTCGGATAACGTTGAGCTCGCCGAGTCGGTATTTCGTGATTCTGAAAGAACGTCTGCCGGATATCAGATCACCGGTGACGTGATCACGCTTCCGTACACACAGACCACGTATATCAATCAGCCGTTTGCCACGAACGTTGAAAACATCAACCCGTATGCCGTGTTCACCTTTATCGGTGCGGTATCCTTGAATCCGTTCTCGGATCAGTGGTTCGAGACCGAGACTGTTCCGGCGATCGTCAATGATGTCGAGGGTAACTTTAATTCGGTGCGCGATCGAGCAGCCGAGGCAGGTATCCTTGGCACGGTCTGGAACAACTGGCAGACACAGTGGACCGGTACACGCACAACCACGTCTGGATTCATCCGTGGCCGTGGGCGCCGCCGTCAGACATCGACGATCACACGCGAGCAGCGCACGGGTATTCAGACCGAGGTCCGCGCAACGTTCTCTCGCGAGGTTGTTGACGAGCGTGTCGTGTCAACCTCGACTATCCCATTCATCCGTGCGCGTAACGTATCGTTCCTTGCCCGTAACCTTAAACTTGGAACACGGATATATCCGTACTTCGACGGTATAGATGTATCGGAGTTCGTAACCCCCGCAGCACGTCTTCAGTATACAGAGATTTCTGGCGAAGATTCGGTCTTTGACTTTGAGACTAACTCGGGTGCGAATACCGACGAGATCGCACGTCGAATTGATAACAACACTGAAACTCACCTCGATAAGGGCGATGTGGTGTATGTCTCCCGTCGTGGTTCAACGTCCTTTGCGACACCAGAAGCCTCACCGTGTACCGCCGTATGTGTTCTTCAAGAAGTTCAGCCTGCCGGTGATCGTTCAATCTTACTCCTAAACGCATCGGGCAACTTCCAGTCCGGTGACGAGATTACCGGAACACTATCCGGAGCCAAGGGTACTGTATCGCAGTGGTCACCGACACAGGAAGGCGACTCGCTTGTCACTAACTTTGGTGGCGATGTTGCTGGTGTATTCAGGATTCCGAATACCGACGATGTACGATTCCGTACCGGTGAGCGCGAGTTCAAACTCATCGACAACACCAACAATAATGACTTTGAGGCTAATACCCGCGGTCGAGCTACATATGAAGCCGAGGGAACGTTGCGTCGAACACAGCAGACGATCAACTCGGTCCGTAATGGCGAGATCGTTGAGCAGAGAGTCAATGATGCGAGAACTCGGTCGGAGGTCAATCGCACGACATGGTTCGACCCGATTGCTCAGACATTCTTGGTTGAAGAATCAGGCGGTCTGTTCCTCACGTCACTTGACTTATTTTTTGCGTCAATCGACCCATCCACACCAGTTCGCCTTCAGATTCGAGACACTGAGAATGGTTATCCGGGTCCCAACGTCCTCCCGTTTGGTGAGATTGTCCTGACGCCGTTTGAAATGCGAGATGGGCAGGACCCCGGCTTTGGCATTTCATCCCGTACGGTCGATCTGTCTGGAGTTGACGGTGCACCGATATCGGTTGCCTTGGCTCCCGATTCACCCGTTCGATTTAAGTTCGATGCCCCGGTATATCTTGAAGAGGGTGTCGAGTACTGCTTTGTCCTCCTCTCTGACTCGAACAACTATCACGTCTGGGTTTCAGATCTCGGCGGAGTCGATTCATTCTCGACGTCGGGTGAACAGAATCAGGTGTTCGAACAGCCGTATCTCGGGTCGTTCTTCAAATCACAGAACGCATCGACGTGGACACCGGATCAGAATCGGGACATTAAGTTTCGACTCAACCGCGCCAAGTTCCAGAACCTTACGAATCGAATCACTGGTCCGGACGGACGCAAGGAGTCGATCAATACGGCGGCACTCACGCCGGGCGGCACTGCAACGTTCAACAATGTTCGTGTCGATCGCACGGATCTCGATAGAAATCCACTGTTCACACGATTCGGTTCTCGGTATGTTCGTGTCCTCCATCGAAATCACGGATTCACGATCTCGAATTCACAGGTCACACTCTCGGGATTTGAACCAGGTGTGTATGCCGGTATCAACGCATCGGAGCTAAATGCTACCCATGATATCGTGCATGTAACTCATGATTCGTATGTGATTCGAGTTCCGATTCCGGCCAACGAGACGATTCGCACGGGTGGATCAGGTGTTCGAGCAACTCAGAACGTTCAGTTCGATGGCATTCAGCCCATTGTACCTGTACAGTCTTTCCCTGAGACGCGTGTTGACTACGTCGCCCGGACTGTATCTGGTCAGACCGTGTTTGGTCCCGAGACACCGTATATCAAGGATAACGCGGGTGTCGAACTCAATGCCAATGAAAACAACTTTTTTGATTCAGTTCGGTTAATCGCATCCGAGGATAATGAGATTATTCAGGGTGGTGACCCGATCAAGTCCTTTGATCTGGATGTTCGATTGTTCTCAACACAAGATAACCTGTCGCCGGTCATTGACACATCGAGACTCTCACTCATTACTTTCCAGAATCGTGTGTCGAATCCTACTCTGAGCAATTCGGTGTACATTCCAACCGACACCGACGAGCAGCAGCAGGACGGTACGGTATTCGACAAGGTCGGCATCGTTGCCAGTGATTCCTCGAATATCGTATTCTCGGGTAATCAGATTCAGACATCGAACACCTCGGTGCAGGGTCTATTCCGCGATCTTCAGGCGGGTCAGATAATCGAGGTATCGAGTGCAGGAGACTCGGACAACAACGGTCAGTATACGATCATTGGGATCACGGAGTCTGGTTCGGCCGTCACACTGAACCGCGAATTTGCATCGGACGAGGACCCTGCTGGTACAGGAGCGGGTGTTAACCTTGCGTACTTCAACAACTATGTCGAGGAAGTTTCCCCGTCGTCCGGTACGACTGCCGCCAAATACATGACACAGCGTGTTGATCTATCCGGCGCGGCTGCAAACTCAACGGCACTTGATATTCGATTCGCTGCCGATATTCCAACCGGCGCCGCGATCGATGTGTACTACAAGACCAAGCTGTCGGCCAATGACACAAATTATCGCGACATCGTGTGGAATAAAGCCGATACGATCACATCGACCGACGACGAAGGATTTTCTGATCAAGAGGTAGAGGTCACTGATCTTCCGACATTTGATATCGTGGCAGTCAAACTGGTCCTGCGAGCAAATACATCCGTCAATCCTCCACTGGTCAAAGACCTAATAGTGATCGCAAATGCTTAAACACCAAGGAATCTTAGACCGAGTAGAAAACGAACCAAACTTACGGAAAGATCCCTTTTCGGGTGCGGTCGTAAATGTCTCTACTGACAACTATAATAAATACATCAAGAGAAAGGAGATGGTGCAGGCTCATAACCAAAGGCTTGATCATCTTGAGGCAGAATTGATTGAGGTCAAACATCTTTTACGTTCGGTGGTGGACAAATTAACTGATGAGTAACACGGTTACAGAACAAATCAGGGTCCAAGGTGATGTTTCCGTCGAGTTGTACTCACAGAACGGCGAACTCATTCACTCGTCAGGATTTCGGAACTTGGTTACAACGGCGGGCAAGGAGTTTCTGACACGTAAGCTGATCTCTGATCCCGAGGCAATTAGTTCAATTGCAATTGGCTCTGGTGATACCGCAGCGACTCTGGCAGACACGGCGCTCGAAACATCGGTATCAGAGAGGTCGATTCGATTTGAGTCGACAGAGAATAATATCGCATCGTTTATTTCGACATTTGAAGAGAATGAGCCGAGTGTTGACTCGACGATCCGAGAAGTCGGACTGTTAAGCGATCAAGATCTTCTGATCTGCCGCGCCGTCCTGACTACACCTTTTACCAAAGCCACGACCGATTATCTGGTTATCAATTGGAAATTACAGATCGGATGATAGCATTCAATGAGTAGTATCAAGTACAGACAAAATCAATCCGACTTCGAGACCAACATTCGGATCGAACAGCTCGGTGGCGAGACGTTCAAGGGTGCACCGCTCTCGAATAACGAGGTCGATACCAACTTTGCCAATCTGAACATCGGGAAGGTCGAGAACGACGGCTCGATCCCAATGTCGGGCAACCTGACCACTCCGGGAATCGACGCGTCTCTGGCCGAAGAAGGATTTCGTCTGTTCAATGAGAACGGTGATTTAATCCTCACTGCCGGTGCCGACAACTCAAACGACGTGGTCTTTGAAGGTAATATCGATGTCGGCGATCAGGGCTCAATCGACGTCAACCTTGGTGGCGGTGACATCACGGCCAACAACATCTTTCTGAACGGTCGTCTGATCGATCAGTCACTGTCCGAGCGGTTCAACGTATCCAACGTCGGTGACGTTCTGCGTGCCGTTACGATCGACTCG